AGTGATGGTCTTCTTATTAACCTCCATCTTAGCCTTGTTAGTCTTCTGTTTAAGGAACTCGTCCTTATTCATCAAGAACAAAGCCAGATCAGCGGCCATGTCCGGATTCTTGATAGCCTCCGAATAAGCTTTATCTATAGCCGTATGACCTTGATTGTCTATCGGCTTGGTAACGAAATCGACAGCCTTACCTATCATCGTGTCAGTCAACTGAAATCCTGAGCTTATAGATGTCTTTAGACCTTTCTTATAGACTTTCATCTGCTCAACTAACTCCTGTCTCCTTTTCTCGGATTTTTTCTTCTCCTCCTCGATAAGGTTATCCATCTCCTTTTTCAGGATATCATGGAACTTATTGGCCTTGGACTCAATGAACTCATCACCCTTGCCAATCATCATCTCCATATTATCCTTTATCTCGTCTTTCGGCATACCCAACATCTTATAATAATGCTGGATGACCGCAAGCTGATCATTCTTGTTGCTCATATCAAGGTTGTCCAACGGCGCCTGAATGTTCTGATATTGGTTTAGAAGCTGACCTACGTTACCTCCAGCCTTATCCACCTCTATCATCTTCTTCATGAAGTCAGACATAGAACCGGTATCAACCTTATCCTTCAACAACTCATCGGCCTTATCCTTGATCAATCCCTCCACTATATCAAGTAGATCATCTTCTTTTGTGATAGTAGAAAGATCAACTGGCTTATCATCTACCATAATATCAAGGTTATCGATACTGTCGATGATACCTCTAGCGGCCATCTTTTCCAAGAAAGATTTCCCGTTAAACACTGATACCACGTTATTATTATCAGTACCGCCTTCGCCAAAGGAATCCGGGTCTGGGTTGGTAGCGTCGCCGCCCTTATCCCCGCCACCGTCAGCCGCTCCGCCGTCGGCAGGCTCTTCCTTGGTATCACCTATAGGATTACCATCCTTATCATATTTACCCTCGATATTATTCTTATCGCCATCACCGTCACCACGGTAAAAAAGTTCCTCGACACTCATGGTCTTAAAACCCTTAGCGAAATCACCCATGTCATTCATACAATTTCCTTTTTTGCTTTTTACAAAAGTATTATTAATCCAATTACCAATTAAATCAAACCCATTATAGTATATGACAGAATTTTACGCCAAAATGATTACAGATTTTGTAAAAATATTTACAAAACTTGTAATCAATTCTTGTTTATTATTGACGTAAACATATATGTATCAGAACGTTTGTTCCTAGCATCTATCTCCTTTTCCTTTAATTCCAGTTTCCTTTTCTCTATCTCCTCACGAGATCTTCGCTCAGCCTCGGCATTAGCCTGCCTGGTTCTCATATCCTCCTCACGGATATCCAGATCTCTTTCCTTCAAGGCTCGATCCGCTATAGCTTCCACATAATCCATACCCTCTGCGTTATCTTGTGTCCTAGCCGCTTGACCGGCGGCCATTATGCTCTTACCCCGTAAATCGAAGTTACCCTTGATATAAGCCAGCTCCTTCTCCTTCTCATGCTCGTCATTACGGGCCTGTTGATCGGCCTCGGCTTTTTGCTGTACAAGTCGTTGTTGATTCTGGTACTCCTCCTGTCTTACACGATCTGCGTAAGATCTGGCATCCCTTCCTATCTGATTCATCTCAGCCGTCGAGTTGGCATTCATCATTCTAGTGATATCAAGCAAGTCATTGCCCAAAGTATTCGTCTGTAATATATATTGCTTCAAATTCTCCAATTCCAGACGTTTCTTGGAATTAGAGACAGCCATAACATTAAGATGACGTAACGACAAGCTATTATCCGTAAGACTGATGTAAGCCAAGGACAGATCGCTGTTCCTGTACATCACGGTCCAATCGTATCCTTCCTTCTGACATACTTGAGCTACCGCAAGATGAATATCCAATGTCCGTTTCTTGAAGTCATCGAAATCATTGAAGTAAGTCTGAGTCTGTAACATAGTGGCGTTAACTCCCTGTTTTACGCCCGTAGAACTCTCGTATCTAGTTGACTGACCCATCGCTTGCTCGGATATACCTATCATCCTATAAGCCATCATATAGGCGTAAGACGCCATTTCCATACGGGATCTTATCTGATCCGTATTAGTAAGATCATATACACCGAACTGATTATATATGCTGCTCATCTGCGGATTCTGGTAAGGATTGTTTGTGTCATTACCACCCACACCCATAAATGAGACGGACTTAACGATCTGCATAAAAGTAGCCAAAGCCCCCTTCTTGTCCATCATATCCTTATATTCCGTAGGCAGGAATCCTAAGTCGCCTAAGAAGAACTTACCGATCTCCTTCTCGGCGTTATTGTATAGCTGGTTCATAGCAAGGTTATACATCATCTGGAACGGCTGTATGCGATCAGCGAGACTAGCCCCTATAAATCCAGAAACCGGAATGACATAATCATACAGACTGCTATCACCATGTATCTGATGAGGTATTGGATCCCCACCAATATATATAGGCTTATCCATTAAATTACCTCCGGTGATCTTAACGCCAAACCTAACCTCAGGGACATACTCCAAGATATAGGTGTTCACCTCAGGATCACTGACGGCTTCTGCCATGACCCTCTTCACTTTCTTTATACCATTCTTCTCCAAGAACTCCGGGAGAAGCTCATCTGTCACAAGCTCCTGATCCACCATTCCGGTCTCCGTCATGTAAGTTATTAAGAATATCGGTTTCATGGATACCCAATATCCCTCCATGACTCTAAAAAGACGGGAATCTATCTCATATCTCTTGCCATTGGACATGTCAGAGTTAAAATAGCCAAAGGGATGGAAGCGGGGCAAGAAGCGGGGCTGGGTGTGCTCCTCCCCGTCAGGTCCGAAGGTATGGTACTCTCCCATCGGCACACCATAATAGTCCTCAGCGGCGACTATAGACTCATAGTCATGGTATCCTTTCCATGGAATAACCTCATTCTCATACATACCGGTAATAGAAGGCTTCTTTTTCTTCTGATCATACCTAGTACCGTCATTGGATACCCATCCCTCGTAATCATCATCACCTCCCATAATCCGGCGCTTATCCTTAGCCGTCATCTTATGACCGTATTTTGATATCAACTCAACACCCTCGTAATAATGAAGACGACCTACATAAGATCCATATTGCGGGTATTTTACATCAGGATGGAAAACCTCCATAGAACTCCATACCTCCGGACGGTAGTAATCGAAACCAACGAAATGATTCCGGAACATCTTTCCGCCAAGAAGACGATCCCGGAAATTCTCCCTGTCAAGCTCATCCATATAAAACCTGCTACGATCAGCCTCGATCGTATGATCTCCCCATACAGCCGCCTGCGTCTTCCATCTGGTACTCATGAACCTCTGGATATCATCTGGTGTCATAGACACCTTAGCTTGTTGAATTTGCTCTGCGTAAGCCTGACGTTCCTCCTCGGAATTAAACTCATTGTATGTAGGATCAAGCCCGGCTTCTACAAGACGCTGATTGACGATAATATCCCACTGTTCTTGTATATGGCGATGAAGTAAGTTTGACATCGTATCCTCATACTCACTTATAGCCATATCCCCTACCTCATTAACCGTATACTTATCCTGTAGGTTTGTCAACCATCCCTCAAAAGCGTTTACAATACCACCTATGATATCATAATGCTTCAAGAAAGAGGGTATCCTTATATCACTCCTTAACTTCTGTACGTTCCTTAACTGTGGGATAACATCCGCCATCTCCATAAAAGATAACTTACCATCCGCCATCAGATAATAGTCACGGTACATTTGGTTACGATCATACTGTTTCAATCCTATCGCCTCAAGAGCATCCATACAATCCTCCTTCCATTTCCTGTTCTTTTTCTTCGTGGAAATAGCCTGAGGAGGTAATCCTAATAGCGCCCCTTTTGCCGGAAACGAATGATCTCTATTGAAAATCTCCATGTCAATCTAATTTGTTTTTAGCAAAGATAAGTTATTAAGCAACACTAAACTACCGAAACGCACCTATAGATACCGATCCAAAGGCAGAGGCATATATCTCATGGTGCTTATAAGCGTCTTCCTTGCGGGCGTTATTCATCTCATCTATCTTCGATTTAGGCATGTAGTTATTATCATCAAAATACCTAGCGAGAACCAACGCATGCCCGAAGGCTATTATCCTATCGACGTTCAATCCGGGCTTATACTGTATTATCTCATCCAATAGGGCTATATCATCGATCAGCTCAATACCCTTGACAGTTATATCAAGACCAGTACTATCATCATATCCGATAACGAAATCCTGCCAACAGTAATCCACGACACACGAGAATAGCAGGTTCTGGTTACCGGGGGTAGGATATAGACCTAACTTGCTGTTCTGCCGGGAGCCGGCCTTCACATACTTATTGGCTATTGCCTCACCAGCAAACAGGAAGAAAGACGCTGGCATACCGCTTTTACGGTTAAGGTACTGCTCATACATCTGGTCAGCGTTCTCCATAAGACATATAGCACCATATCCCTTCTGAAGCACCTCACAAGTACGGCAAAACTGATCTATGGATGATGGGCGGGATACGTAAGAGGCAACTATTCTATAGGCATAAGGATCTCGAATACCGACACGCCTTTTGAATACATAAAAAGCTCCTAATGAAGGGGTATCAGACTTGGCCTGTTTATAGGGATCTTGGCCTGCAACATAAATAAAATCATCAAACCTATTAGATTGAGGCATCTCGAATATCTGGACAGGAGCGTCGATAACACCTCCACTAAACGGGAAACCAGCTAGCTGTTTATTAGATTTCGTAGTACCAAGCTTATTGCCCGATTCAAGAAAAACATCACACAGCATGCCACTATATTGACCCGACTCAAGAAGATCGTTCTTATGCTTGATAGCGTACTCAACCGGGAACAGATTTTGAGAAGAGCTTAAAAAACAGTCATCAATCGTAAAAGGATAGAACATAGTATGAGAGGTATAGGCTACCCTGTCCTTTGTAGAAAGCTTCTTCCGTTCCTCATTAAGTTTATTGGTGCTAGCCTCGAAGTCTGTGGCGTCAATCTTGATCTTATTAAGCTTCTTATCATCAGGTTTTCCTAAATAATCACCCAAACCTATAGTTACCTTGACACCAGAGTTTGCCATTTGTCCCGGGACAAACATCGCCCATTTCCGTTCTTTCCATGTTTTTCCTTTCATGGCTCTACGGTTTAGGATATCCCAGTCCATGACCAGAAGGTTATATGTCTCGGGATCGGAGAACATCTCTTGAGCGTCCTTAGACAACTCCACCTCACCACCGGTACCGGCCAAGATAGGACTAAGACGCCAGCCATAAGGCGTGTCGTAGGATGGCATGGCGGCCGTGTAAGGCTTCTTTATCGGACCTTTGCCTACCTCGTCGAAAATAGCCGTAGCCGGTGTCAAACCAGCCGTCTTCTGCGTGGAGGTCTTCCTACCCATATTGATGTTGGCTATAGAGATAATGGCATGGATATCACGTACACCATTGGACATCCTCTTGCCTAATGTAACGCCCGAACTCCAGTCGGTCTTGGTTCTGTTGATCCTGAAAAAAGGATGCACATGATCAAGACCATACTCACAATACTCGCCGATATTGGATAAGTCACTGTCGCTGAATCCTACTACAGAATGACTAAGACCGATAGTCATCGTAGAGTTCATCTGGAGAAGTGATGACATGATGGTTGTATTATGGGATACGACAAAATTAGTAGTAAGAAACTGATGCGATTTATTATCGACCTCAATACAAGTAGCCTTATATCTACCGTAATAATCTATATCAGATATCCTAAGCCTATCGTGGGTCTTAGATATATACATATCGTCACCATCCATGACACAATAATACCCCATAGACCAAAATATTTTCCTTACAAAGGATATAATATACTCGCTTTTATAAACGACCTTAAAACGATCGTCACCGGTATTTATACCGCAAGCGATCTTCATAAATGATCTTATGAACAACTCTTTCTGTTTTTTGGATGAATAA